AGGCTGCACCACCTCCAGACGAAAAGGCCGTGAATTGGTACAACAATAATTCATGGTTCGGAGTAGACGAAGAGATGACTGCGATTGCTTATGCGCAACATGAGAAATTAGTTAAATCTGGGGTAAGCCCTCAGAGCGACGAATACTACGAGAAGATTGATTCTCGGCTTCGGCAAGTTTTCCCTGACCGTTTTGAGTCAGATAGCGATGAAGATCTCGCTGCTGATAAAGAACCAGCCAAAGTGGAAAAACGCCAACAGACAACGGTGGTTTCACCGGCGACCCGTTCGACACCAAGTAAAAAAGTTACGCTCACGAAGTCTCAAGTGGCGATTGCTCGACGCTTAGGTGTCCCCTTAGAAGTTTATGCGAAACAAGTTGCTTTGCAGGAGAATAGATAATGTCAAGAATTGACCGTGAATTAGAAACTCGTGAACGTGAAACCCGTATCCGTGCTTATACTCCGCCGCAACAGTTGCCAGATCCAATTCCGCAAGCAGGTTACTCATTTCGGTGGGTAAGAACAGCCATGATGGGCCAAAGCGATGCTCGTAATGTATCTATGAGTCGTCGTGAAGGGTATGAACCTGTAAAGGTTGAAGACCATCCTGAAATGGAAATGGCGCTCGATGACTCGTCTAAGGCCAGTGGAAATGTCGAGATTGGCGGTTTGATGCTTTGTAAGATTCCTACGGAAATCTTAGAAGGTCGTCAAGCCTACTATGAGCGGTTGACTCAACAGCAAATTAATTCTGTTGATAACAACTTTATGAGGGAAAATGATTCGAGGATGCCTCTCTTTACCGAGAAGAGATCTGAGGTCAGTTTCAATAGACGATAATCTTTAGGAGATTGATATGGCAACAACTGCCAGCCCATACGGGCTAAAACCAATCAACCTGATCGGTGGTCAATCATTCACGGGTGGTTCTATCCGTGATATTTCGATGACTACTAACAGCGCGACTGGTATTTTCTTCGGTGACTTAGTGAGACTGTTAGATGGACAGCCTTCCGCCGTTACCAGCACTCCAGTTCCTTCGGAAGAGGGCCTTGTAGGTGTTTGTGTTGGTGTTTCTTACACTGATCCTACGTTGAAGTACACACAGTTTGCACAGTTCCTACCCGCTAACGCGGTAAGTGCTGGGTACACAAACATTCTGGTCAGAGTTGTTGATGATCCGGATCAGTTGTATCAAGTCCAAGCCGATGGTTCCGTTACTGCTGCCAAGATTGGTAACAACGCTGAGTTAGGTAACTTCTCGGCTGGTTCTACCACCACTGGCAACAGCAAAGTTACGCTAGAGTCCGGTACGATTGCTAACACTTCTACGTTTGCAGTCCGTATTGTGGATCTGGTTAACGGTGCTCCAACTTTCTCAACTCCCGGTGATGCTTTCACGGATTGTATTGTCAAGTTTAACTTTGGCATTCATTCGTACTATCAAGCAACCGGTAGCGGCTCGACTTGATAAGGAGATTCTAAATGGCTATTTCACGTTCGCAACTACTAAAAGAACTCCTCCCGGGTCTGAACGCTTTGTTTGGTCTTGAGTACGCACGCTACGGCGAAGAGCATAAAGAGATTTATGCTACCGAAACCTCAGAGCGTTCGTTTGAAGAGGAAACCAAATTGTCTGGCTTCTCGGCTGCCCCAGTTAAGTCTGAAGGCGCTGCGATTGCTTATGACAACGCACAAGAGGCTTTCACAGCTCGCTATACGCACGAGACCATTGCTTACGGTTTCTCGATCACTGAAGAGGCAATTGAGGACAACCTCTATGACTCACTCAGCGCTCGTTACACCAAAGCACTTGCTCGTTCGATGGCTTACACCAAGCAGACTAAGGCTGCTGCAATCCTGAACAATGGCTTTACCAACTCCAGCCAGTATTACGGCGGTGATGGCGTGCCCCTGTTCTCGACTCAGCACCCCCTGATCTCTGGTGGTGTTAACAGCAACCGTCCTTCCACCCCTGCTGACCTGAATGAGACTTCGTTGGAAAACGCAGTTATTCAGATTGCTGCATGGACGGATGAGCGTGGTCTGCTGATCGCTGCTAAGCCCCGTAAGTTAATTGTACCGCCTTCACTCCAGTTCGTTGCAACTCGTTTGCTTGAGACTGAATTGCAGGTTGATACGGCTAACAACAACATCAACGCGATCAAGAGCAACGGTTCGATTCCAGAGGGTTATACAATTAACCACTTCTTGACCGACGTTAATGCTTGGTTCTTGACGACTGACGTTCCTAACGGTATGAAGTATTTTATCCGTACTCCGATGGCAACATCAATGGACGGCGACTTCGACACCGGTAACGTCCGTTACAAGGCTCGTGAGCGTTATTCGTTTGGCTGGTCAGATCCGCTCGGAATGTTCGGATCACCCGGCGCGTCGTAATATAGAGGGGGGCCTAAAAACCCCCCTTTAATGTATTGTGTATTTCCCATTAACGACCTTTAATTGCGTCCCTTCATGGTCTTGGTCAGACTGCTGGTGCTCCGCCGAGAAGAGGACAAGGAGATTTAAATGACTACAGTTGCAGATGGTTTGTTTCAATTTGGTGGTGTTCCCGTAGGTACTAACCTCGACACCAATAAGATTTTTTCGACTTCAACCCAAGGACGCGCATGGTTTGTTAATACCGCTAATGGTACTAACGGAAACGGTCGTTCGCCCGCACAGGCGTTCACCACGATGCAATCAGCGTTCAATAACCTCGCTTCTGGCGACATCATTTACTTTGTTGGTAAAGTAACTGAGTCCCTGACGACCCCGGTTCAGGTATTTGACGTAACCATCGTTGGTTGCGGAAACCTGCCCCGTACCGCAGACGCAACCCCAACGGGCGGAAACTATGCCGCTTCTTCGTGGACGAGCGCTTCCGCTGGTACACCTGCTTTAAAAATTATCCAGCAAGGCTGGCGTTTAATTAACATTTTCTATACTGCTCCTGCCACTGCTGCTGCCGTTCAGTTGTTCCGTGACGGTGGTGCTGGTAATGCAGAGCGTGATGCTTCTCATGCAAACATCGTTGGTTGCCACTTTAGCGGCGGTCAGAACCACATTGAGTTTAACGGTGGTTTAACTAACGTAGTAATTACCGGATGTAAATTCAATGGTTCTACCGGTGCGGCTCTGAAGAACACCACAGGCGCTGGCATTGGAACGAACTACATTTACACAATTGCTGGAAACATTTTCCAAGGTTGCGCAAGCAACATCATTGTTCCTACGAACCAAGCAAGCATTACTGGAAACACAATTGGTGCGTTTACCACATCAGGTATTGATCTTTCTGGTGGCGTTGGTAAAAACTCCGTTTTCGGTAATCAATTGGCAGGAACATACTCAGTTGTTGGTGGATATGTATCTGCAAACGCCAATGACTCTTGGTTTGGTAATTTTGCTGATGTAACCGGTGGTATTACCCAAGCCGATCCTGCTTAATTAGCGTGATCATGGGGGGCTTCGGCCCCCCGGTTTAAGGAGAATGTTATGCAATATGATGTATGGATGGTGACGCCTGAAGTAGACGATAATTTCTATCGCAATTCCGCTGCTATCGCTTCGGCGGGATCGTTGACGCTACTAGCCACAACCCCGGGAATTAACGGTTATGGATTCAAAGTTACGTTTGAGGCTAATGGCGACACCTCTGGCGTTAATTTTACAATTGTTGGATACCAAGTTGGAAATACCACAGGCAAGACTACAACGGAAGTTGTAACCGGCCCTAATACAACTTCTTCTTCGACTAACTATTATTCTGGAGTTGTGAGTATTAGTGCAAGTGGAGCAACTGCTAACTTAGTAAAGATTGGTCACGATGCTTCCTTAGCGCTTCCTCGTACCCGGATTAAAGGTTTGTACTACGTTGGCAATGCAAATGCTGGTTCTCTTACGATAGCTTCACCTAACCGAACCGTTCCGTTTGTTAAACTAATAACGCCTACTTCTAGTAATTCGTTTGCCGATAGTTTATTCCTAGCCGCTGAAGGTGTTTTAGTTGGTAACGTACAACCCAACGACTACGCTACTGTAACAACGTCTAATGTAACTGCCTTTACGCTAACTTGCGGGTAACAACATGGCTAAGACTCCAGCGTGGCAACGCAAAGAGGGAAAGAACCCAAAAGGTGGGCTAAACGCCAAGGGGCGGGCATCGTACAACGCTGCCAACCCGGGTAAGCCCGGCTTAAAGGCTCCTCAACCAGAAGGCGGTTCACGTAAGAAATCATTTTGTGCCCGGATGACAGGTATGAAAAAGAAACTAACCAGCGCTAAAACTGCTAATGACCCAAACAGCCGTATCAACAAGAGCCTACGGGCGTGGAAGTGCTGATATGGAACAGATGATTTTATTTTCTTGGTCCGGTGTTTTATCTGCCTTGGTAGGTGTGGCAGGGTTTGTTGCATGGGAAAAGAACAACAAACTAAATGCGTTAGAAAAACTCTTAAACGACACTAAACTGGAGGTGACCCGTGAAAACGTCACTAAAGCAGAGATTGAAAAACTTGAGCGCTACATTGAAGGGCGTTTTGACAAGTTTGAAGAAAAAATTGACCGACTTATTCAAGCGAGGTAAATAATGGCACGCAAAGGACTCCGTAACGCAGCCCTCCTTGGGGGCGCTGCTCTTCTTGCCGCAAAGATGATGAGTGGTAAGGATAAAGATAAAAAATTTGCTGATACCCAAGACGCTGAGGCAGGCGCAATGCTTGCCGAAAGAGGCGGTGGCGGTGGAGATACCGGCATAGCGACGCAAAGGTTGGCAGACTTCAGAGGTAAAAGTGGCGATGCAGATATGGACATTGGCCCCCGTATGCCCAGACGTCGTGCTGCTGTTACGGCTCCAGCGGCAACTAGCCCGCTGATGACTGATACGGGTGATGAAACAGAACGTCTTGCACGGCGTTATCCAAGTCCAGTCCCGAGGGAAAGCCTTAGTGATCGCTCTGCTGCAAAAGCAGAGGGTTCGTTTTTGGATAGGCAAGCCTATAAACGTGCTACTCAAGCAGAACAAGCCGAAGATAGACGTAAAGCAATGGGTATGAAAAAAGGCGGTGTAGTTAGTTCTGCTTCCAAGCGTGCTGATGGTATTGCTATTAAGGGTAAGACTAAAGGTCGGATGGTTTAATTATGGCTGATAATAAAAGAGTCGAGGGCCGCACTACTTTCATTGAAGAGAACATGAAGGATGGGATTCTCAAAGACATTGCTATGAAAGTTAGTAAGATGGGTGATGCCGTTGGTTTTACTCAGGAAGATAAGTACAAGGGTAAAACTAGAGAAGAGATAGCTAAGAAGCCAGTTCCTGAGAAAAAGCGGGCTGGAGGTATGGTTGGTTCCGCTTCTAAGCGAGCTGATGGTATTGCTATTAAGGGTAAGACCAAAGGAAGGATTGTGTAATGGTTCGCGACCACGACGAGATCTACGACGAACTTTTGGAAGAAAAGAGACTTGAAAGCGTTCGGGGTCAACAAAAAAAGGGCTCGACAGCAAAACCTTCTGAAAAAAATCCTTCGCCTAGCGAAGATATGCAGTACCCCACGCCAACACCAAAGAAAACTAAATCCGTGGTCAAAATTGCGGCATTGCGTGCAGGCGGTTCTGTTTCTTCTGCCTCCAAACGTGCAGACGGTATTGCTATGAAGGGTAAAACGAAAGGCCGGATCGTTTAATGTATTTGACAAGCAACATTCCTTATTTCAAATGTTGGGTTAGAAAAGAGTTTACAAATGGGCATCAGGGGTATCACGGGGAGTATGTGCATGGGCTGGCGGTTGCCGTCACGACCATCCCCGATAGATGCCTTAGTTTTCAAGTCATATTTACTGGGTGTGAAGCAGATGATGGTAGTCAACCAAATGTACATGGCGGTGCGATGTGGGCAAGGATGCCGATTACCGCTTTGGTTGGAGACATACCGCTTGAGCAATGGCCTGAGCGTATGCAAACCCATCTGGCACAGCCTTGGGACTGTAGTTCGTATAATCACGGGGTTGTTAAAATTGATCGGGCGCAACCCTCTCCGTGGCTTTGTAAAATTAATAACGAGTTTCACACTGGGCGGTATCTGTTCACGGTTGACTATGCTGAGAGCGAGGTTTCAGAAGACCCGTCCCAGCATAAACAAAGCCATGTGCTTATACTGACTGATGCAGGAAAATGGACAGGAAATATAGTGGCACTACCGAATAATCGAGTGCGAGTTACCAGCCCAGCGTATTGGGTTACTGGGCAAGGAGCGCCTGATTTTAAACCCAGCCAATGGATTCATTGTGCAGAGCAGGATGATTCGTACATGGACCCAGAGGTAACTTTTAATAACTTGTATAAGGAGTCTAAGAAATGATGAAGTCCAAAATGATGGCTGGTGGTGGGATGATGAAAAAAATGGCTGCTGGTGGTATGCCGATGGGGCCAGATGGTAAGCCTACTTTTGTTGGTGATGGCAAAGGCAAGATGGCTAAAGGTGGTATGACAAAGATGGCTGCTGCTGGCGGTATGATGTCTAAGATGAAGGCCGGTGGCGGTGTCATGTCCAAGATGAAAACTAGCGGCGGTGCTTCTAGCGCCTCTAAGCGAGCCGACGGTGTTGCTATAAAAGGCAAAACCAAGGGCAAACTTCTTGCCAAGGGTGGTATGACCAAAATGCGTAATGGCGGTAAGTGCTAAATGAGACCAAGCCGTGGAATGGGGGCTATAAACCCCTCTAAGATGCCTAAGGCCAAGACGATCACCCGTAAGGATGATCCGAATCAGGTCACTATGTACGCTGAAGGCGGCAAGGTATCTAAGGTGAATGAGGCTGGTAATTACACCAAACCCGGGCTACGGAAGTCTATATTTGAACGTATCAAGGCTGGAAACAAGGGGGGTGCTCCGGGTCAATGGAGTGCCCGTAAGGCTCAAATGTTGGCT